ATGGCAAAAGAGTTAGCGATGCTTGAAAACAACAAAAAAGGTAAAGAGATAAGAAAATATTTTATCGCAGTAGAGAAAGCTTATCGAGATAATTTGAATTTGCGAGAATTATATGGTCGTATAGGTGGACTTATAAATTCAAACAACAAATATCGCGATCAGATAAATTGCTTGGAAGAGATGTTGCAACAAGAAGAGCAAAAACGACTCACAAACAAAAAAGGGTGTGTATTGTCTTATAGAACTTTTGGGAGAAACAATCTTTTGGACTTCATAGGTTCAGTTCAAAGACAACAGCAAGATATGGGGGAGATATTGACACTATTGTTGGGTCATCATAGAGATATAAACAATACTATGAACAGCTTTTTGAGGACATACCCAGAGATAGATCCACAATCCAAATCAAGAGGATTTGCTGGGGAATTTATAAATATAAACATAAATATTTAAAAAATTAATTTTTGTCCCCTTTTAAATTACCCTACTTTTTTGAAATAATACCCTTATAGAAAAAATATAAGGGTATTTATGACTGATACTGAAAAAATATTACAACTTGAGGATAGGATAGATACTATAGATGGTGTTTTGATGGGAAAAGTTAGTGATGATATAAAATCTTACGAGATCAACGGGAAAAATATCGATAAATATGAGATGAGTGAACTTATAAAGCTTAGTGATTATTTTAAAGAACAATTACGAGTTTTAAAAATAAAAACAACTCCACGAAAAGTGCAGTATAGGTTTTGATATGAAAATATTTGGTTTAAACATCACTCGTTCAAAAAAAAAGAGGCTAAAAAAAGGTTATAGCGGTGCAAATACTGGAAATCTTTTTTCATCTTGGAACACAACAGCTACAAATGCAGATGAGATTATAAAAAAAGATCTCAAAGCAGTAAGAGAGAGAGCAAGAGATCTTACACGAAACAATGATTATGCTAAAAAATTTATGAGAATGGTAAGATCTAACATCGTTGGTGCAAATGGTATCATCTTACAAAACAAATCAAAAGATACAAACGGACAACTAGATAAACAAGCAAATAAAACTATTGAAACATCTTGGAATTTATGGTGTAAAAAAGGGATTTGTGATGTTACTGGAAAATATAGCTTTGTAGATGTGCAAAAATTGATAATCTCATCTATTGCAAGAGATGGAGAAGTGCTTGTGCGAGTTGTAAAAAATTTTCCTAATAAATTTGGGTTTGCAGTGCAGGTTTTAGAAGCTGACTTTTTAGATGAACAATTTAATGATGAAAAAAGAAATATAAGTATGGGTATAGAATATGATGATTGGGATAAGCCCGTGGCATATCATATCTATAAAAAACATCCAAGTTCTTTAAATACATATACTTTTAACGATAGACAACGGATACCAGCAGATGAGATAATACATCTGTTTTTAGCTGATAGACCCTCTCAAAATAGAGGGATTAGCTGGTTTCATGCTTCTTTGACTAGATTGAAAATGTTAGATGGTTATGAGGAAGCAACACTTGTAAATGCACGAGCAAGTGCAGCCAAAATGGGATTTTTACAACAAGAGGGACAAGATGAATATGTAGGAGATGATGTTGATAGTAACAACAATCCAATAGTAGATATTGAGCCTGGAACAGTTGAGATTATTCCTAAAGGTTGGAGTTGGCAAACTTATGATCCCTCACAACCAACAGCAAAATTTGCAGAGTTTGAAAAGGCTATTTTAAGAGGTATTGCTAGTGGGCTTGATGTTTCATATAACTTTTTAGCAAATGATTTAGAAAATGTAAATTATTCTAGTATCAGGACTGGTGTTTTGGATGAGAGAGACGCTTGGAGAGAGTTACAAAACTGGATGATTAAACATTTCTTAGAGCCTGTATTTGAAAAATGGCTAGAGATGGCACTATTGACACAAGCTTTACCTTTACCTTTTAGTAAATTTGACAAATTTAATGCTTCAACTTGGCAAACAAGAGGTTGGGCTTGGGTAGATCCAAAAAAAGATATGGAATCAAATATCTTAGCAAATAAGCAGGGGATCAAAACTCAAGCGGAAATAGTAAGCGAACAAGGGAAAGATTTAGAGGATGTATATTCTCAACTTGCAAAAGAGAAAGAGTTAAGAGAATTTTACGGTATCACTACACTTAATGATGCTGAATTAATAGAAATTTTAGGAGGACAAGATGAAAACAATGAGTAAGGAAAAACAAAACAAGGTTTATACTGGCAAACATCATAGAATGTTCAGTATTTCAAATATTGATGAGGAAAATAGGACTGTGGAGCTGAGTTTTTCCAGCGATGAGCCTTATGAGAGATGGTGGGGGATTGAGATCCTATCTCACAAAGAGGGTTCTATAGATTTTAGTCGCTTGAAAGATTCAGCCCCGTTGTTGGCGGATCATAATTTTACAACTCAAATAGGTGTCGTGGAAGATGCTTATTTAGATGGCTCTCGGGCTAGAGCAAAAGTAAGATTTAGTAAAAACTCGCAGATGGCAAATGAGTTTTTCGCTGATGTTGTGGATGGAATAAGGAGAAATGTTAGTGTTGGCTATGAGATCAAAGAGATGGAACTTACTGGTAGTAAAGATGATATTGATGAATATACTGTTACTAAGTGGCTTCCTTTTGAGATCTCAATGGTTAGTGTTCCTGCTGATGCAAGTGTTGGAGTAGGAAGAGAGTTAGAATTAAAACAAAATAATGAAAAGGTAAAAAAAATGGATAAAGAAAATAATCAAAACAATGAAGTAAAAAATGTTGATGTTGAAGCGGTAAAACTTCAAGCAAGAAAAGATGAGCAATCAAGAGTAAAAGAGATCATGGCTATAGCAGATAAATTTGATAAAAAAGATTTAGGGCAAAAAGCTATTAGTGAGGGTATGAGTGTATCAGATTTTAGAGGGCAAGTTTTAGAAAATATGAACATAGCTACACCTGTTTCTACAAAAAGCACAGAGATAGGTATGAGTGATAAAGAGGTAAAAGAGTTTAGTTTTACAAGAGCATTATATGCTTTAGCAAATCCAACTGATAGAAAAGCACAAGAAGCGGCTTCATTTGAATTTGAAGCAAGTAGAGCGGCGGCTTCAAAAATGGGAGTTACACCTCAAGGTATTTTAGTTCCTATGGAAGTGTTAAGAAGAGATCTAAATGCAGGAACTGCTACAGCTGGTGGTAATCTTGTAGGAACTGATTTATTGGGTGGTAGTTTTATTGAGATGTTAAGAAATAGCTCGGTAATGTTGCAACTAGCTACTTCTATGACTGGTCTTGTTGGAGATATTGCTATTCCTAAACAAACTGGTGGTGCGACATCTTACTGGCTAGATGAGGGTGCAAGTCCTACTGAAACACAGCAAACTATAGGACAACTTGGACTTACTCCAAAAACTGTAGGTGCTTATACAGATATTACTAGAAAACTGTTGAAACAATCTTCTATCGATGTAGAAGCATTTGTAAGAGGGGATATTGCTAGAGCATTAGGACTTGCTATTGATTTAGCTTCTATTACAGGAACAGGTGCAGATGGACAACCATTAGGGATCTTAAATACTACTGGTGTTGGACTTGTTGAGTTAGGAGATAATGGTGCGGCTCCTACTTTTGGAAAAATGGTAGATCTTGAAACAGAAGTAGCTATTGACAATGCAGATATTGGGGCATTGAAATATATTACTAATGCTAGAGGTAGAGGTAAGATGAAACAAACTGCTATAGAGAGCGGTCATCCTGCTAAAATTTGGGAAAATAATATGGTTAATGGTTATGATGCTATTGCTACAAACCAAATCCCAGCGAATTTAACAAAAGGCGATGGAACAGATTTAAGTGCAGTAATGTTTGGTAACTTTGCAGACTTGATTATTGGTATGTGGGGTGGATTAGACTTAACTGTAGATCCTTATAGTAACTCAACAAGTGGAACTGTAAGAATTGTAGGTCTGCAAGATGTGGATATTGCAGTAAGAAGAGCTGAAAGCTTTGCAGTAATCAAAGATATGGTAACAGCGTAAGGTGTAGATAGATGAAAACAGTAGAACTAGAGATAATCCGTTCTACTGTAGTTGATGGCAAAGATTTTTTTGCAGGAACTACAGTAAAAACAGATACTAAAACAGCAAAAGAGTTAGTCCGATTAAACAAAGCTCATGAGATAGGGGAAGAAGATATCACTATCAAAACTATTGAAGATATGAAAAAAGATGAGCTAGTAGAGTATGCAAAAAGTTTAGGTATTGATACAAGCGGTAAAACAAAAGCAGAGATCATAACAGCTATAAATAAAGCAGATGATATAGAGGATTGATCTTATGAGTTTAGAATCACTTATGATAACTGATCTAAAAGTGCTTTATGATAGTGATGAGTTTGCAACATCTGTTGGGTTTAGAGATAAAAATATAAATGTCATCCTAAATGATGATGATGAGATAATTTCAGATGCAAAAGAGAAAACATTATCAGCAATATATAGTGATGTAGTGGATATAGCTTTGGGAGAGATTTTTAAGATCAAAAATAAAGATTATGAAGTTTTTAATTTTGATTTTAAAGATAATACTGAACTAGAGATGTTAATCGCTATAAAGAGAGTGTAGAGTGTCATGACTGAATTAGAAGCGAAAAATATCATATCAAACGAGATAAAAAAGACTATACTAAGTTTTGATATAGATGTGATAGGTAGAGATTTTAGAGATAGATGTAGTGAATATATAGCTCAAATCGTGGTAATCGTAAAAGATGAGATGATAACAGAGCAAACAATAAGTGATCTTAAAAATAAATTGATCAATGATGGGATCGAGGACATATGGTTGGTTGATACTAAAAAAGATTTAAGAGTTCTTGAATGGGAAGTATTGACTTTGGAAGCAAAAATAACAATAAAGGAATAAAATGGCAATCATAGATACAAATAAAAATGTGGTGCTTTTGAAATATGGAGCAACACCAAATGCTACAAATGTAGTGAATATTGAGGATTTTGTAAATATTGCACCAGATGTAAAAACAGAGGAATATAAAGAGTTTGATGGGGATTTGGGAAATACCAAATCATACATAGATCCTGAACACACAACTTGTGATTTTACAATAAAAGCAAAATTAAGAGGGAATGATAAAACAGGTGCAAATCCTGATACTCCACCTGCAATAACAAATCTACTTAAAGCTAGTGGATTAAAAGAAACAATAACAGATGATAGTGATGTAACTTATACAGTCAATCAAGAGAGTTTATCTCCTGCAACTGCAATAGTTTATGTTGATGGTAAAAAAAGAGTTGCTGATGGTATTGTTTGTAATTTTAAACTTAGCGGAGAAGTTGGTAGCTGTGCAATGGTTGAGTTTAGTGCAAAAGGATATACAGATATATTAGATGTAAATGAAGCAAATCCTGATGTTTCTTTAGATAGTGAAGCTTTAATGATCGTAAATAAAGTTAGTGCGGTTAGTGTTGGTGGGAATACTTTTAATCTTGAATCTTTTGACTTTGATCTAGGTAATGATATACAAGATATTTATGCTGTGGGGTTGGCACAATTTGAAAGAAGCAATTTTGATGCAAAAATATCACTTACAGGGTATAAAGATAGTGCAGATACAACTTGGGCAGATTTATCAAGTCAGGATCTAAAAAGTATCGTTATTACTTTAGGGAATGGAACAGGAAAAACTGTAACTCTAACAATAGATAGTGCAAGACCTTTGACTCCATCAGAGAGTGATAAAAGTGGAAAAATGTCAATAACTAAAGAGTTTAGATGTGTTAAAGATGCTACAAGTTCAGAGCATTTTAAATTAAAATGGTCTTAGAAGAGGTAAAAAATGAAATTAAAACTTGATCCAAACAATAGAAAATTTATCGAGATAGAGGTAGAGAGTGCAGATGAAACTTATATGCTGAAATATTATGAAAAAAATACAAAGCAAATAAAAGCACTCAAAAAAGTAGCAAGATCTAAAGATTCAACAGTAGATGAGTTGGAGAAGATAAACGAGGATCAATTTTTTGAGAATCTAAAAGGAGATAGTGTAGCGATCAAAAAAGTGATAGATTTTTATGAGGAGAATGGAAATATCTATGAGTTTATCAATTCTTTAGATAAAGAGTTGGGAAAGCTAAAAGGGAACGATTAGATTCCCTTTTCTTATGGTGCAAACAAAATTCTCAAGGTGTGGGAGAGTTAGATCTAAGCGAAAGTGAGATCGATGAACTCAAAAGCAATAAACTTTCTAAAATTGTATTTTATGATGATGATATTGAATTGTATAATCTTACTAGATTGTTTTTGCAGATACCTTTTGAATATGCTGGTATGGGTGGAGCTGTTGGTAAAAAATATGAGGCTTCAAAAGATTTTTTAAAATGGAATGGTTTTAACTTAAAAGAATGGTTGCCTGTTGTTTTGCAAATGGGGACAACTTGGGTTAATAATGTTTCTAAAAAATAGATAAGGTTATTATGAAAAACGATTTAAGAATAAAGATAAAAATAGACTCTGATACAAAAGAGTTAGTTTTTACTAAAAATGAAGTTGGTAAATTAAACAATGCACTCGGTAAAACTAGCAACTCTTCAAGTAGTTTATTGTCTGAATTTAAAAAACTTGGTATTGTAGCTGGTATTTTTTATGGTATTCAAAAAAGTGTATCAGCACTTATAAAAACAGGACTAAAATATAATAATCTAATTGTTAATCAAAGAAACTCACTTGCTACACTTATAAATGCAACATCTAAAAATGTAGATAGTATGGGGAGAAATTTAACTTATCAAGAAAAAATGAATTTAGCTCTTGCAAATTCTAACCAATTAATGGCAGAACTTACAAGAATTAATGCAAAAACTCCTCAAACATTAGGACAAACAGCACAAATTTTTAAAACTATGTATGCTCCTATGCAAAAAGTAGGTGCTACACAAGAAGATCTTATTTTTCTAACTGAAAAGTTGGCTATTGCTTCTAAAGTGGGAGGAGTTGAGTTTAATAGTTTACTTGCAGGAGTTGATGGACTTGCAAGTGGAACAGTATTGGCAAATAGTAATTTAGGTAGATTTTTATCAAGCTTAGGGCTTACCAATGAAGCACTTAAAAGCACAGATGATGTTGTAGGATTATTGAAAGAAAAGCTAAAAGACTTCAAAGCATTTGATGATTTAGATACATCTGTGAGTAACTTGAATGTTCAATGGGACACTCTTACAGGTAATTTAACAAAAGATCTATATTCTAAACAAAAAGTTTGGGTAAAAAGTCTTACAGCATATTTACAAAGTTTGAACGAAGAGCTAAAAGACTATCAGGACAATATCTATAGAGTAAGTGATATATATAAACTCAAAGCAAGTAGCGATTTAAAAAGAGAGATACAACAGCTAAAAGATAAAAAAGAAGCCCTTGAAAATATATCTGTGTATATGAAATATCTAAAATATGGAAGTGATAGTGCTTATAAGGGAGAGATCAAATATAATGATTTTCTAATAAAACAAGCTCAAAAAAGGTTAAAACTTCTCAAAGAAGCTAAAAATATAGACTCTAGTAAAGGACCGCATTTAGTAAGTAACTCTTCAAGTGGAGATATTGAAGATGTTAAAATAATGGTTGATAAAAATCGATACTCTTATCTAGAAGATGCAAAAAACTGGGAGCTAACACAAGAAGAGAAAAGAAAATCTTATGATGATTTTGTTAAAAGTTTGGTGGAAGCTGATAAAAAAAGAGTAGCAAGTGCAAAGCAAACTCAAGATGAGATAAATGCTTATCTAACAAGCTCACAAACAACTCAAGAAAAAATGGGATATGAGTATCTGCATATTATAAAACTTGCAGATGGAGATATTGATAAGATAAAAGAGATAGATGAAGCTTATTTTAAAAAACTCGAAAAAGAGCAAGAAAAAACAGTAAAAGATTTTCAAAAAATAAAAATAGACTTTTCTAGTGCAATATCAACAGCTATAATAGATGGAATTAATGGCAGTAATTTACAATCAAGTATGAGTAAATTTGGAACAAGTGTAAGTAACCAGATGATAACTAAAGGTGTAAGTGGTGCTATGGCAACATCAGGATTTACAGCTTTAGCTATGTCAAATCCATATACTGCAATAGGCTTAGGAATAGGAGGAAGCTATGTATCAAGTTTATTAGGTAATTTAGGAAGTGGAAAATCTGAAGCACAAAGAGAGCAAGAAAGACAAGCAAAAATTTTAAATGATGTAAATAGTGAATTTAATGAGTTTAAAAATGCTTTAAATAAAACATCTGATGTGTTAAAATCTTTTGGAAGTGAAGGAACAGCTGATATTACAAGCTTGAATGCAAGAGCTAGTAAATATAGAGAGTATGCAGGTAAGGTAGCTCCTTACACTTATGTATATCCAGATTTTACGGTGAAAGGTAGAGATAGTAATAAACTTGCACAGAGGTTAACAGCTAATGAAGCAAGAGAATTATTAAGCTATTATGGGCTAAATATTCCAGCTCTTAGAGACTATGATTATAGTTCGAGAGAAAGTATTATTGACCAAAAAGCTAAGACTTTTACAGAGCTAGATATGAGCACTCTCAATGACACTTCTGTTCATGATCTTATAAAAAATGAACATTTATATCTAAAATATAAAGATGAATATGAGTCGAATATCAATGAAATATTATCTAAAACACTTGATTATTCAACTTTTACAAAATCAGAATTAGAAAATTTAGTAGGAGATTTTGATCAAGCAAGTTATGATGATACTCTAAAACAGATAAATGATTTATCTCTTAAAGCGAAAGAGGCAGGTGGAGTTTTAGATGATGAAGATCAGCAAAAACTTATGGACTTATATTCATTACCAAATTTTATAAAAGGGCAGGACTACAAAGGTGCTATAGATACTCTCAATGATATGAAACAAGCAGAGAAAGATTTAGCAGATGAAAGAAAGAGGTCTTATGAGGACTTAATATCTACTCTTAGAGGTATAAGTGAAACCTATAGTGTTATAGGAATGTCTAGTTATGAAACAGCACTAGCAAAAATAAATGATGCAAAAACAGATTTATTAGCAAGTCCTACTGACAAAGATGTAGTAGATAGATACAAAGATGCTTATAATCAATTTGTTTCAAGTGCCTCTTCGTATGTGTATGATACTCAGTTTAATAGCTTAGAAGATAAAAAATTTGCACTAGCAACTGTAAATCAACAAATAGCTGGTTATCAAGACACAGCATTAGATACTATAGGTTATTTAGAACAAATAATGATAAACACTTATGATACAGCTTCAAACACAACTAACTTAGAAGGTGTTACACATATCGAAGACTCAAGCAGAGAATATGTAGTAGCTACAAGCACAAGTGGAGAAACGGTTACTACTGCAAGACTTTATGGATCAGGAGGATTTACAGGCAAGGGTCAAGGTAGAGCAGATAGCTCAGGATATAAACCAGCGGGGATAGTTCACGAAGATGAGTGGGTAGCTCCTAAATGGATGATAAATTCCAATCAGGAATTATTTAGTAACCTGGAAAATATAAGAGAAAGAGGTAGCTTTGCTAATGGTGGATTTACATCGCCTGTATCATTGAACTTGTCATCAAATAACTCAAATGATGAGCTAGGAAAAAGAATAGACAAAACAAATGCTTATATGTTCGTATTGGCGAATGAATTAAAGCAACAAAACAGACTACTTAAAAGAGTAACTAATAATGGCGAAGCTATGCTTACGGAGGTTGCTTAATGCTAATAGTAGAAAATAAAACAATAGATTATATAAGTGCAAATTTTACTGAAAATGAGACAGCTTGGGATAGTGGAGATACTTATAACTATAGCGATGAGATAAGAGATGGACATTTTATCTATAAATATGCAGGAGAGGATGGGACAAATACAGCCCAAAGTCCTGCAGTAGATGTAAACAATGCAACTGCAAAATGGGTAGAGATCAAACCAACAAATTATTATGCAATGTTGGATGGTAAAACTGCAACACAGACACTCAATGATGATAAAATTGATATCACAATAGAAGATATTAATTATGATAGTATTTCTTTGATTGGGCTAAATGCAAAAGATGTTCAACTTATATTGACTGATATAAATAACAATGAAGAGGTTTTTAACAAAACTATTGAATTGGTTGATAATACCGAAATTATTGATTTTTTTACATATTCTTTTAACGAATTTGATCTGATTACAAGTATCTATAAACGACTACCTATCTATGCTAATGCTAGACTTCAAATTATCATCAATAACGATGGTAATGTGGCAGGATGTGGTCGTTTGGTATTTGGTAGATCTTATTATGTAGGGCAGACTAATTTTGGCATAAATTTAGGGTTGGATAGTTATTCACGAAAAATCGTTGATGAGTTTGGTGGGGCAACATTAAAACATGTAGGAGCTACAAATAATGATAGTTATGAAATTATGGTAAAAACAACTAAAGTCCCATTGTTGATAAGAAAAGCAAAAGAATTAGATGCTATCCCTTTGCTTTTTGTAGGGGACGAAAGCGATAATTCTCAAGTGGAACATCTTTTGAATTACGGGTATTGGGAAAACTTTTCGATGCTAATTCCTGATCCTATAAAATCAACAATAAATCTAACAATTAAAGGAATAATCTAATGAGTCAAATTACAACAACAATAAGTCCGTTTACAAAAACACCTAGCAGACAAAATCCGCTTACTTTTAGTGAGGATATGGATGTAAGGCTAAGTGAGGAGAATAGTCGGATAGAACAGATGAATAGTGTAAGTGCTGAGATGAATGCTGTGAGTAACGAGATAAATGCAAGTGAAACTGCAGTGCAACGAATAAAAGATGATGTTATAGATCTAAATAATGACATAGACTCTAAAAAATCACAAATAGATGACAAATACACAGAGATAATGAGCTATACAATTCCAACTGAAGCAACATACAATGAAGATACTATTGATGCCAAAGTTAGGATGAGTCAAGTGTTAAACATAACAAATTCAATTTAAAAAGGAGAAAATATGAGTTTAAAAAGTAAAATTTTTGAAAAATTAGATGATGCAGTTGAAAATGCAAGTGCATCTACAGTTGATGGTGTGCAAATATTAGCATTAAGTGCAAGTGCAGTTAAAAATCTAAATGAGGGAACTGATTTAGAAGATGATATTTATAGCATAGGAACAGCAGGAGAGTTAGGATTTGGTGTAGCTACTTGCCCAGCAGATCTAATTCCAAGCGGATGGCGTGGATTAGATGGCCATGACAATATTATTAGTCCAAACTATGGAAACTATGTCGATGCAAATGGAAGTATATTAGTATATATACCTAAACATTACTATAAATATGATGGCAATAATTGTTTTATTTCACATAGACCGTTAAGTGGATATGTTATCGATAGGAGTTTTATAAATGGTGGCAAAGAGAAAAATGGGGTTTTTATTTATAAATATGGTGGTAGTAACACTAATGGTATCTTTACAAGTAAAAAATTAAAAGATCCTGTATCTACACATAGCAATCACAATCCTGTTGCAAATATAAATGGAGCAAGTGAGAATAATTATGGCGAGTTATATCAAGCAGTAAAAAGTGCAGGTAGTAAGTATTATTTAACTTCAATATTTAATTATACAATGTTATCAAGACTTGCTTTAGCACATGGGAAAGCGGCAACATCAACTGTAGCATGTGCTTTTAGTGATGTAGCTCCATATATGCCAAAAGGTTGTTTAAACAATGCACTAAAAGATTATAATGATAGTAGTGTAGTATTTGCTTCAAGTGGTTATAGTAACTGTGCATTAACAGGTAGTGGAGAACCGTTTGCAAAAACAACACACAATGGTCAAGATTGTGGTATTGCTGATTTGACAGGTAATATGTGGGAGGTTGCAAGTGGTTTTATAAGAACTGATGATGATGGTTTTTTGATTTTAAAAGAAAGTGTTGATATATCAAGTATCAATAACGATGGCACAAGTGGAGGTGCTTATGATACATCATTATATGACACAATAGATATTTCAGATGTAGTTAGTGGTAATGATGGGTGGACATATCTGGGTAATGGCTCTAATGCGGTTTTTGGAATGAATACAGATAGAAGTAGCACTACTTATAGGAAAACAGCTCTTGGTATTGGAAATGATACAGGATATAGCAGTAGTGGAACTACTGAATTTGGTAATGATGGATTATATAGATACCTAAGAGACGCTATGGCTTGTCTATGCGGTGGTCATTGGAGTTACTCTTCTAATGCGGGTGCTTTTGCTATGACTTTGAACCTTTATCGCACTAACTCGAGCTACAAGGTGGGTGGTCGTGCCTCTGTTTTAGTGTAATAACGAACGATAGTGAGTGGTAGGAAAAGGATAAAATTTGGGAATTCATAGTGAAGCTATATTAAATCGCAAATATATGGAGATGATTAAGTTATTAAATATATACCTTAATCACTTTCCGAGATTTGAAAAATATGCACTTAGTAACAATATAAGAAATACAGCTTATGAAGTTTATGACTTAATAACTGAATCTCAAAAAAGATATATCAAAAAAACTACACTTACAAATCTTGATATAGCACACCAAAAACTTAGGATGCAAATATATCTAGCAAATGAACTTGGATATTTTGCATTTAAAGATGGCAAAACAGACAATAAGGTAAATTCTCATAAAAGATTTTTAGCTATTTCCTCTTTGATAGATGAGATAGGAAAAATTATCGGTGCTTGGATAAATAAGCTTAGAGATATAGGTAAATTTTAGTATGAAAAATATAGGGCATTGTAGCAATATGAAAAATGACAGCGTGGCTTGTCTATGCGGTGGTAATTGGAGTAACTCTTCTAATGCGGGTGCTTTTGCTATGAATTTGAACAATAATCGCACTAACTCGAACAACAATGTGAGTGGTCGTGACTGTGATTCCAAACCTGAAACTGCAACGGTAGATACTGGGATCAGAGGGATACAATGTCCTGCTAATAGCGAAATCAATGAGTATGATAGTCTTTTGAGTAAAGCAACTGAAAATCAGACTTCATCAACATCAAAACGAATAGGTTTTTTATTCGATAAAACTTTTACTATAGATAATCTTTATCAAGCTTTTTTAGTAGCAAGATCTGGTAAAAGAAAAAAACGAGCAACATTAAAATTTGAGACAAACTTGGGTGCTGAATTGCAATCATTATATAATGAATTACATAACAAAACTTATAAACCACGACCATATAGTCAATTTGTAGTTCACGAGCCTAAAAAAAGGATTATAAATGCACCTGCTTTTAGAGATCTAGTAGTGCAACATTGTATTTACAAAGCTATTTACAATATATTTGACAAAAGTTTTATAGATACATCTTATGCTTGCAGAAGAGGTGGAGGCACACATAAAGCAAGTGATTATACACAAAAAGAGATGAAAAAATATGACGGGGAGTTGTATTATGCAAAATTAGATATACGAAAATTCTTTTACAACATTGATAGGGATATTTTAAGAACTCTATTTGAAAAGAAAATTAAGGATAAAAAGTTTGTAAATTTGATGTGTGAATTTACAAAGATGAATGGTGATATAGGTATTCCAATAGGTAATTTATTATCTCAAATATATGCACTTATATATCTTAATCCACTTGATCACTATATAAAAAGAGAATTGAAAATAAAAAGCTATGTTAGATATGTAGATGATTTTGTTTCAATAGGATTAACTCTTGATGAAGCAAAAGAGTTTAAAGCGAAATGTGAAGAATTTGTGCAAGAAAAACTAAATCTTGAGCTGTCGCACTGGCACATACAGAAAATACGTAAAGGTATAAATTTTGTAGGATATAGAACTTGGAAGAAGAAAAAATTTGTAAGAAAACATAGTATGTATAAATTTAAAAAAGCAATTAAAAAATTTAAACTTGAGTCAATAATATCTCTGATAGGACACGCAAAAGGTACTTCGTCTATTGCATACTTTAGAAAATTATTGATTGAATTTCAAATTTTAAGTTTATTACCAACAAGGAGTGTAAGATGGTTAAATATGTAGAATATACAAAGGTTAAAACTAATGATACAGTTTTAGAGTTTAGAGGTGGAAGTGAAGATGTAATCGTTACAAATTTTACAGGGGCAGATATGACTAAGAATATTGTATCTATTGCTAGTGAAGATGAAGCAAAAATTGATGATCTAATTGCTTTACAATCAGATGAGATAAATTGTGTTGAGTTGTCGCAAGATGATTTTAAAGAGTTTGTAAAAAATAGTGATCAAATAAACAATATTAGAAGACAAGTAAAAGATAAAATTGCTCTAAAATATGATATTGCTGATGAGATAGCTTTAATTAAATTAGCTGAAGATGATGACAAAAGAGTCGCATATCAAAATTATGTAGATGAGTGTGTTGCATTTGGTGCTGGATTAAAAGCAGAAGTAGGATATTAATATGGGAACAACAACTCAAGAGTTAATATATCAGATACTTACATTAATAGTATCTGGTTCTTTAGCAATAATTAGTGCAGAAGTTAAATCATACCTTAAAAAGAAGAAAGAAATACTTGGCTATGAATTTGATAATGATAGAGTTGAAAGAATTTTAGATAATGCAGTTCATTTTGCAGAGGCTAAAGCCAAAGCCAGAATTAAAGTTAAAGCAGAAGAGTTATCAGACAATGAGAAACTTATATTTGCTAAGGCATATATCAATAAGATTGATAAAAATGTAGTAGCTAAATATGGTTCTCAACTAGATAGTATGATTGAGCGAAAAGTAGCTCAAAGGTTTAATTAGATGAGTGAGATACTAAGAGATATACTTAAGAGTTTATTCTCTTGGTTCTCAATGTTTTATATAGCTAAACAAAGTGAGAAAATTGATGAACTTAAAAAAGATAAAGAGAAACTTGAAAAGTTTAATAAAATTGATAAACTTAAAATTGAAAGAGATAAATTATACAATAAAGGAAGCTGGTAATGAAACAGTTATTGACACTACTGGTTCTATTATTTATGGTAGGTTGTGGGAATACTAAGGTTTGCTTAGAATATCCTAAACCTAGTAAAGATATACTTATTAAGTTAAAGAACCTAAATGATAGAAATATAGATTTATGGATGATAGAACAATACAAGTTAAATAAAAAATTAGAGGTTATGTGCAATGCTTAACAAGGTAAAGTATGAGATGGGTTCTTTATTTATAATAGGATTGGTATTTAGTTTTTTATCTCACTTAGCAGATATTATAAAAGATAATCCTTATGGAGATATGAGTAAATTAAGATTGTTTTTTCTAATGTTTACTAGAAGTATATTCGGAGGGATAGTTGCAGTAACTATATTTTATGGGTTATTGTATTATTTTCCTGATATGACTAGTGAATTGAGAGTTGGACTAAGTAGTGCTGGTGCTTTTATGAGCGAACAAGTAAGTCTATTGGTTCTTACATTTATAAACTCAAAGGTAAAAAATGAATGAATTAGCATATAATAATCTTATATCAGTTGTGAATGTAGCTTTAGCTTTTAGTTCTTTTTTACTAGCAATCAAACTAAAGTTATGGAAATATAGTAAAATAGCAATGGCATTCATAGATACAATCTTTATAATAGTAATATTAGATATAGTTATGAGAAATACTATCTATAATTATATATGGGTAAATATACATTTAACTCTTGTAGTATTGGCTCAATTTACAGCAATAACACTTATAATACTACACTTAATAAAATCACACAAGAAAGGCAGAAGAAGAGATGACTAATTTTAAATTTGGTAAAAGTAGTTTAGAAAAATTACGAGGTTTAAGAGAACCAATATTGGAAGTTACACATAAGGCATTAGAGATAAGTGAATATGACTTTAGTGTAATAGATGGACTTAGAACAGCTATGCAGCAAAGGGAATTATATGAAGCAGGCAAGAGTGAGTTAGATGGATTTAATAGAACTAGCAAACATCAATCAGGTTTAGCAGTAGATGTATATCCTTATGTAAGAGATGACAATGGTTCTTTAGTAGATTGTTGGAACTATAACAATCCAAAAGTTAAAGCTATATGGTTAGAAGTAGGTAGAGCTTTTTTAAGAGCTGGTAGATTATTAGGATATGAAGTTGAATGGGGATTATCTTATAATATAGATGGTGGATATGATTATCCTCATTTTCAAATAAATATATAAATAATATGTTGACTATCTGGTGAGTATGGGTATATTTTATAAATCTTTAAGAAGCCTATAAAATATGTTCTCAATGGTATTTTTCAAAAATCCCCCACTCTCTGCCAGAAC